GATCCGAGTGCCCGATGGGCAGCGACGCATTGATGAGCTGCAGCCGGGCGATCTGGTGCTCAGCTTCGATGATCAGGGTTCGGTCCATCAAGCCAAGATTCTCAAAGTTCACGTCCACGAAAACGAGCGGGTCAACCGCTACCGCCTGTGGGGCGGCGCCGTGCTGGACGCCACGCCAAACCACTGGGTACTCAACCAGTTCAACGCCTTCGTTGAGATCGACACGCTGGGCGGCGATGACTGCCTAGTGGATGAAAACGGCCATCTGCGGCCGATTGTGGACCGTGCCCAGCTCTGCCATGGCACCGTCTACAACCTGACCGTTAAAGGGCATCACACTTTCATCGCTGGCGGGATTCGCGTTCACAATGCAGGCCTCGGCCTAGGCGCGATTGCAGGTGCTGGCGGCGGCGGCGGCGGCGGCAAGGGCGGCGGCGGCGGCGGGCAGCGCACCCCGACAGAAGCGGGCGACAACCTCAATAGCGCTCAGTACGCCACCGTGCTGGATCTGATCAGCGAGGGCGAGATTCAGGGCCTGAAGGCCGGCGCGCAGTCGATCTTCTTGAACAACACGCCGCTGCAGAACGCTAACGGCACCTACAACTTCCAGAACGTCACCGTCTACACGCGCAACGGCACGCAGGATCAAGCTTTCATCCCCAGCACCGACGCGATCGAGGATGAGAAGCCGGTCGGCGTGCAGGTGCAGCAGGCCACGCCGATCGTGCGCACGATCACCGACGCGAATGTGGACGCGGCGCGGATCACCATCACGGTGCCGCAACTGCAGCTGTTCACCGATCAGGGCGACATCGTAGGCACCAGCGTGCATCTGCAGATCGCCGTGCAGTACGGCGGCGGCGGCTACACCACAGTGATCGATGACACGATCGCCGGCCGCACTGCTGACGCGTATCAGCGCGACTACCTGGTGGGGCTGAGCAGCACCCCAGCTGACATCCGCGTGGCCCGGATCACGCCAGATAGCGGCAGCGCCAAACTAGCCAACGCTTTCAACTGGACCAGTTACACCGAGATCACCTATGCCAAGCTGCGCTACCCCAACAGCGCACTGGTCAGCCTCCGGGTGGACGCTGAGCAGTTCTCAAGCATCCCCAGCCGCTCCTACCTGATCCGCGGCATCAAAGTGCGCATCCCGTCCAATGCGACGGTGGACACCACCAACGGCCGGCTGATCTACTCGGGCATCTGGAACGGCACGCTCGGCGCGGCGCAGTGGTGCAGCGACCCTGCCTGGGTGCTTTTCGATTTGCTCACAGCCACTAGGTACGGCTTCGGCGATCACGTCAAGGCGGCGCAGCTCGACAAGTGGGCGTTCTATGCCGCGAGCCAGTACGCCTCGGCGCTGGTCCCTAACGGCTTTGGCGGCCAGGAGCCGCGCTTCTCCTGCAACATCAACATTCAGACGGCGGAGGAGGCTTACAAGCTGATCAATGACATGTGCTCGGTGTTCCGGGCCATGCCGTACTGGAGCACCGGCGCTCTGACGATCAGCCAGGACCGGCCGGCCGATTCGGCCTATCTGTTCACGCTGGCCAACGTGTCCGAGGAGGGCTTCAGCTACCAGGGCAGCAGCCGCAAGACCCGGCCGACCGTGGCCGTGGTGAGCTACCTCGACCTGGACAGCCGGGACATCGCCTACGAGGTGGTGGAGGACCAGGCCGCGATCGCGAAGCACGGCGTGGTGTCCACGCAGATCAGCGCTTTCGCCTGCACCTCCCGCGGCCAAGCCAGCAGGATCGGGGAGTGGCTTCTGTACTCCGAGCAAATGGAGTCGGAGGTAGTCAGCTTCACCGCCTCGATCGATGCCGGCGTGGTGGTGCGGCCTGGGCAGATCATCGAGATCAGCGACCCGGTGAAGACCGGCTCACGGCGCGGCGGCCGCATCACCGCAGCGACCACGACGACGGTCACCGTGGACAACGCAGCAGACCTCACGCCAAGCGGTGGCACGCTTTCGGTGATCATGCCGAATGGCACGGTGCAGAGTCGCACCGTGATGGCGATCGCCGGCAACGTGGTCAGCCTGGCCACACCGCTGGCCGCAGCGCCCAACGCGAACAGCATCTGGCTCTACCAGACCTCAAACATCCAGACCTCGACCTGGCGCGTGCTCAGCGTGCAGGAGCAGGACGGGGCAAAGTACGCGATCAGCGCGCTGTCCTACAACGCCAGCAAGTACGACTACATCGAGCGCGGCGCGGCGCTGCAGCCGCGCGACATCACCGACCTCAACATCATCCCGGCGGCACCCACCAACCTGCAGGCCGTCGAGACGCTCTATGAGCTGAACGGTCGCGCGCTGGCCAAGCTGATCATCAGCTGGCAGCCGGTGGTCGGCGTGAACGAGTATCGCCTGCGCTGGCGGCCGCAGAACGGCAACTGGACCAGCACCACACAGGCGCGCCCTGACTACGAGATTCTCGATACCACCGCCGGCATCTATGAGGTGCAGGTCTACAGCCTCAACGCTGGGCTGCGGCAATCGGTGGAGCCGGCCAAGCTGACGGTGCAGACCTTTGGAAAGACCGCACCACCCGAGAGCGTCACCGGCCTGTCGCTCATCCCGATCGACAACGCCAGCGCCATCCTGAGCTGGGATCGCTCCCCCGAGCTTGACGTGGTGCTTGGCGGCAAGGTGCTGATCCGCCACAGCGTGGCACTCACCGGTGCCGTCTGGGAGGAGAGCCAGGAGATCGTGGCCGCTGCAGCCGGCAGCCAAACGCAAAAGCAGGTGCCGCTGCTCGATGGCACCTATCTGGTCAAGTTTGAGGATGACGGCGGCCGACGCTCGCTGTCGGCCAGCACCGTGATCGTGGACCTGCCCACCCCGCAGCCGCGGCAGCTGGTGCAGACCTACGCGGAGGAGTTGGAGAACCCGCACTTCAACGGCAACTACACCGATATGTTCTATGTCACCAGCCTGGCTGAAGCGGGCGGGGCTGGCGGCATCATGCTCAGCAGCGGGCTTGCGGTGGACGCGATGGCCACAGACGGCGACTGGGACTCGCTGGCCTCGATCGACAGCGTGGGCGGCGTGCTGCCTGAGGGCGAATACGAGTTCGGATCTACCTACGCATTCCCCGGCGTGTTTGACTGCAACATGCGCCGGCGGCTGGTCACCCTGCCCTACATTCCCGGAGACTTCTGGGATGACCATTTTGAAGACATCGACAACTGGGATTTCATCGATGGCACCGGTGGTGATCGCGTAAATGCGCTCACCTATGTGCGCACCACGCAGGACGACCCCAGCGGCACGCCGACCTGGAGCGCCTGGCGCGAGTTCGCCAACGCGATCGTGCGGGGCCGTGGCTTCCAGTTCAAGACGGTGGCTACCAGCACCGACCCGACCCAGAACATCCTCATCGAGGAGCTCGGCGCAGAACTTGAGCTGCAGCAGCGCACCGAGCAATCAGCGACGCTGACAAGTGGCGCGGGTGCGTATACGGTCACCTTCATCAATGCCTTCTTCGAGGCGCCCAGTGTCGGCGTGACGGGTTTCAACATGGCCACCGGCGACTACTTCGCGATAGCTTCCGTGACGCGGACCGGATTCCAAGTAACATTCAGGAACAGCGCCGGCAGTGCCGTGAGCCGCCAGTTCACCTACACAGCTATCGGGTTTGGGAGGCAGATCTAAGGCATGGCTCAGCACGACTACAACCTGGCCAACCAGTCCGGCTTGGCCTTCCGGCAAGATCTGAACAATGCGCTGGCAGCGATCGTCAGCCAGAACAGCGGGGCATCAGAGCCCAGCACCCCCTACGCCTATCAGTGGTGGGCGGACACGACCACGGGCCTGCTGAAGCAGCGCAATGCGGCGAACAATGCATGGATCACGATTGGCACGCTGGCCAGCGTGAACCTTGGCCTGCTGCCGGCCGCCACTGCGGCCTCGACCTATGCGCCACTGACCGGCACCGGCGCGTCAGGTACCTGGCCGATCAACATCTCGGGCAACGCGGCAACCGCGACCACAGCGACCACAGCGGCCACGCTAAGCGGCACAGGTCCGCTCAGCGCCACGGAGTATTCCTACACCGCCGACTTCCCCAGCGTGCGGCCGTCGCTGTTGCTGGACTTCGCCAACAGCAAGGCGCTCGATCCTCGGATCTCGTACTCGCGGGCATCGACGGCCACCTATGTGGGTGCTGACGGGCTGATCAAGACTGCGGCGATCAACGAGCCGCGCTTCGATCACAACCCGACCACGGGCGAGAGCTTGGGGCTGCTGATTGAGGAGGCGAGGACGAACCTAGCGCTGTACAGCGGTGACTTTAGCAATGCTGCTTGGGTAGAACAAGGGACAACTAAGACTGCAAATGCGTTAGCAGCTCCTGATGGGACAACAACAGCAGCTTTAGTTGTACCAACAGCCGCAAGTGCAACTCATAAATTTAGGCAAAATGTATCCACTACGGATTCTTCATTAACTTTTTCAGTTTACCTAAAAGCTGCCGGCTACACAAGAATTGCACTCAATGAACAATCTCAAACAGGCTCCTCTTCAGCAATAATCAACCTTGCCGATGGATCCGGGGCAACTTCTGGAACAACTGTTAGCAATGCTGGCAATGGTTGGTATCGGGTTAGCTGGTCTTCAACATTTGGTTCTGGCAGCCCAAAAGGATTTTGCGTTGTAGTTTTACCGACTGGTGGATCTGGAGAAAACCCAAATAATTTTACCTGGACAGCAAATGGCACTTCAGGCATCTACATTTGGGGCGCCCAGCTCGAAGCCGGCGCCTTCCCCACCGCCTACATCCCCACCACAGCCGCCACCGTCACCCGCAGCGCAGACGTGGCGCAGATGACGGGGGCCAGTTTTAGCAGCTGGTTCAATTCAGGCAGGGGGACGTTTTACGTTGACGCTTCGCGCAGTAGGGGATTGGCCGCTGACATTGCATCGTCGACCTACAACCAAACGCACAACCATGGCTTCTCGCTTGGAGCGGGCTCAAGTAGGGTTCTGACTCCAACCTTTTCTTTCTTAAGCAATAGCACCATATCCGCCGGTGTCTTCATGTACAACGGCGGTGGCACGGATATCGGTCCAGGCATTTCCAATTTAATTGTCCCATCAGACAACACGGAAATTCTTGCATTTTACGTGGACCCAGCAAATCAGCTCTACGCCATGGCGACAGCTAACCGCCTGGGGACTTTAACGACCAATTCAGGGCGTAGCGGCGACACAAGTTATACATCGGCGGCTTCAATGATTGTCGGCTATAACGGCAACTTTTACGGCGACTATAACGGCACAATCGCGCGAATTGCGTTCTATCCGGCTCGCATCACCAACGCTCAACTTCAAAGCATTGCAAGCGTCTGATCATGACCCACTACCTCCGATTTCTTGACGAACTAGCCGGTATCGCCGCACTGGAAGCCGCCGGCATGTACCGGCCGGCAACCGAGGAAGACCCCGGCGGGCCGATCCTGGCCACCATCGACTACGCGCTCGATGTGGTCGGTCTGATCGTGGACACGCCCGCCGTGCTGGACGCTGACGGCAACGTCATCACCCCCGCGACGTACCTCCCCGGCTGGCACGTCAACTACGTCGGCGATCTGCCGCCATCATGGGAAGAGTTCGTCGTCTACCCGGTCGACCCCGTCCGCGTTTTCGCAGGTAACATCTGATGCCCAAGCTCGTAGGTACTGGCCTAAACCAGGTCCCGATGAACTCCATGCTCGGCGGCATGGCGTTTCAGGACACCGTTTCGTATTTTCGCGCTGTTCAAGGAACCGCGCAGAACAGCACCAGCGGCACCTCGATCGACTTCACCAACATCCCCGTCTGGGTGAAGCGCATCACCGTAATGCTGAACGGCGTCAGCACGAACGGCACTTCGCAGCCGATGATTCAGATCGGCACCAACGCCGGCGTGCAGGCCACCGGCTACTCTGCCAACACCACCAGCATCACCACGGCCGCCAACGCCGTCACGAACTACACCAACGGCTGGCAGCTCTACACCAGCCTTGCCGCCAACGTGTTCAGCGGCGTGCTGACGCTGGTGCAGCAGGACCCCAGCAACGGCACATGGGTGGGCACTGGTTTGTTCTCGGTCAGCATCCCCAGCCTCGTGATCACGTCCGGCGTGAAAACACTCTCCGGCACCCTCGACCGGGTACGCATCACCACCGCAAACGGAACTGACGCCTTCGACGCTGGCTCGGTGAACATCTTCTACGAAGGCTGATGGCCGTCCGCAGCAAACAAGGCGCCGCGCGCCTCGAGCATCAGCCGGGGCCACCTAAGACCACCCGGCAGGGCTTCGGCCAGCGCTCGCGGCCACGGCGCCGCGGGAAGAAGGCCCTCAGAGGGCAAGGCAGGTAATGGATCCTCAAACCCGCGAGAACTGGCGACGCATCCGCGATCACCTCGAAGCCGTGGGGAAGACTGAGAATCACTACTACAGACGCGCTCTTGCCATCCTCGCTGGAAGGCCTGATCCC